ACGAAGGAACCCCTTTTACTATCTCCCCCTGTAAAGCAATAACGTTTTTGTGACGATTGAGAACTAGTTTCTGACCATCGTGATTAACGCTGTATTCATGGTTGCGATCGCGCCTTGCCCTGAAAGTGGGGTCAAATTTGGCGAATTCAGCATCTTTCCAGATAAGTACTTTCCCGTTTTTATCAACCTGGAAATGGTTAATATCCCCAGCTGGTCTTAGGGTAGGTAGGCGTCGTTTTCTCTTTTTGGTTTTTACTTTGGTTTTAGATTGAGAATTTGCACTTTTTTGTGGCGTTATAGGCGCTGTCGTTCTTGGTTTTGGTGTAGGGTTAACCAATATCCCCCTAAACCTAACAGTTCTGGCTGCACGTCTTTCTCTGTCCAACTCTGCTCTGATTTGGCTTTGAAGCTCACGAGTACTGGGTTCATTTTTAATCTGTCCAGTTACTCGTCTCCCTCGTCTTTCTCTATCTATCTCTGCTCTGATTTGCCTCTGTAAGTCGCGGGTATTTGTTCCGCTTCCACTACCACCGCCGCCGCCACCACCGCCTCCACCGACAGCACAGCCAGCAAATCTACCCTTCTCATCTCTCAGTGGAACTCTGCAAGCATCCTCTCTGGAAGTTCTGAATTCAACAGTACATTTGCAGTTTGTCCTGCATTCACACTGTTGTGTAGGCAGGATCAAGTCAGATAACTGAACCCATCCCAAGGCTGCATATTTTGGGCAATGGGTGCAATGCTCTCCTTTTCCAAGTATTCTCCTAGCTTCAGCAATTCCGTTGCTTTTTGCGATCGCAGATTTAGTCCCCCAATAAGTCACCTTTCCCGACTCCCCAAACATCCTGAGGCGGTTGGTGAGCTGGGCAGGAGATACCTCGCTTTCTACTAAATCTTGAGCTAGGTGCTTGATACCAAATCGCTCACCCGTTAAAGGGTCTTTCCCTGAATGGTACTGTTGCTTGAGACTACGAGCAACTCCAAGGAACTTGGCAGGGGTTAAGTCCGCCTGCTTTTCTAAGCCCATAATCATTTGAGCAATATGGATGTGCTTGAGGGTAATAGCCGCAGACTGTTGCAGTTCCTTGAGATCTATTTTTCCCTCACTGTAATTGCCTCCTAGTTTGATTAGAGCCTGCTTCTCACGAGCCAAGTAACGTTCAGCCTGAGTCCTTACCGCTTCAATGGATGCGAACTGCCGTGAATCACGATACCTCCATCGACGCGCACGCACATCGAAGGTGATTTCTGGTAGAGCATCAACTCTCTCCGGTAGCAAGAGATTCTTCATATTTCACAATCAACGGAATCGCATCTCTCCACCCCGTACTAGGCTTGGCTATGCCGTACTCTGTGGCTATTTTGCTGACCCCTGCATACCCCTGGGATTCGTACAGCTGCTCAAGCTCCACGGTGCGACCAAAGGAAGTCTCTGGCTCATCCCTGAAGATGATTGCTCCTTTATCCAAGTAGTACTGTAAGCCATCAAATGTTTTGAGTTTTTGAACTTGAGAAATGGAAAGCTCATTAAGTCCTTTTTTCAGCTCAAGTCGCCAAAATTGCTCATCTAAATAGCCACTAATGAAATGCCTATCTGATGCTTCTCCAATCTTTTTCGGATTAAATTCTACTATCATGCTTTTACGGGAATATCGATGTATCTAGGATCTGCCGGGAAATCAAAGATTGCAGGAGTAATACAGGAGAACATTGGGTAGATACGTCTTAGCCCATCGGTTCTGATGTACTCTTCTGGAGCCAACATTGCTCCTTGCTCTTCAATGTGGCGGCTAACAATATCAGGCTCCTTGGGATAGAGCATGATGCGGTCTTTGCCAGCGCCTGGTCTAGTTATTCCGGAGCTATCTATTTGAGCCGCTTCCAACTCTTTAACCTTGGTAATCATCAACTCTGGATACAACTGCTCCAACCGCTCCATCAAATTAATAGTACCAAGGGAGTTTTCTAGGCTTACCATCCGATGGTGAACATCGACCGGAACCAGCATATCGGTGGGGTATTCAGAGACAAAATTATCGGTAATCGACTCAACAATGTCTACGAAAAAGTCGAGGGTTTGTTGATACGTTGATGTGTAAAGATTGAAGGCTGAGTTATCTGTTGATACCAGAGAATTAGTTAAAAATCCAGGAAAGTTGATATTAGGAACACCTAGCGCTGTAAACTTGTTGGTTCGTTGAGCGATCGCTTTTCGAGCTACTGCCATGCGGCGTTCAAATCTATTAAGGCTTGAGGCATGGTAATGATTGGCATTGTAAGCCCGCTCTTCTTGCAGCGAGAGAGGAAAACCAGATGCAACCATGTAGATTGGATATCTGTCTTCATCTAGGGAGATATCTACCACTGGGATATTGGTAGCAGCATCAGAGACTAAATCGGCATCACCAAACTCGTTGATTTTATCGTAGGCAATCTCTTTCATACCTGGATCTAAATCAACCATTGTGGGGATTAAGTCCCCATTCTCAAAATGCATGGTTCTATAGCGTGGCTCCAATACCTTCTCCATGCGTTGAGTAAGATCTTCGTACAAAAAACTGGGCATTAGTCCTCCTATACAGTGGCGTTAATCATTCGTAGTTCAACTATCCCTATTGCCATTTCTCCAGCAGTAGGTGCGGCTACAGATTTTAGGAAAGTGGCGTTATTGATTGCGATCGCATTGGCTGTATCTGCATCCTTTCTGAAGCACCCTGCAATCCCTGTAGTGCCAGGTGTTGCCGTGTGCCTCATATAAACAGGGTCGCCGCGACTCACATCAGAGTCGATGAAGACAGCGATGACACCACTGCGTACTACTGAAATCTCTCTATTTGCCGGATACCCTACGCGATCATTGGCATCCAAGGTGTAGCCGCTGCGCTTTTCAAAGGTGTCAGTGGCGTAAACGATGCCCTCAAACCTACCGTTGGCATCAGCAGGGATGATTACCTGACTTGTTGCACCGATTTTACTAGTTACCCCCTCAACAGTACCTGCTACAACTCCGATACCAAAAGGGAGAATTGCTCCTGTGCCGTTAGTGAATGTCCAAATCTGAGCATCATCTAGGGTTACTATCTCCCCTGGCTCGTAGGACTTTTCAATAATCAGGTCATAGTTAACTATTGGCATTGCGTCTTCTCCTCTTATATGCTCCCTCGTAGTTGCTGACTACAACAGAGCGCTTATCACCGTTGCTGTCATTCCTGGGAGTTGTCTGTAAGAATCGGTCAGTTTTCCGCTGTCCTTTATCCTTAATTCCCTCCCAAAGCCCCTCAATGTACCCTTCACTTTTCCCGTCGAGGTTGAGTTTGGGGTTGAGTTGTTTGATGGCAGCTGCCTTGATTTGGGAAGGGTTCAACTTACTGTCGATTTCGAGCTTATCTGAACCGACTACTGGAATAACTTCGTTCCAAGCGTCAAACCGCGCTTGGACAGCCGTCTCTATATCGTCAGAGTTATCAGTATCGGTATCTGCTGCATCAATCCGTCCCTGTAGCTGGTCTTTCTCTGTTTGCAGTTCCTCGATCCTCTCCTCTGTTCCTTCAAGGTCTCCTAAAAGAGTATCAATGCGGGTTTGGAGGGCTGCGATCACATCTTTTACATCGTCAGCCACATCTTTGAGGATGCGTTGGTCTTTCTCGTCAATCCGTACTATTAAGTCACTCACATTCCGTTTCTCCTCTTTGGTATCAGTATTAAACAAGAAATACAGAGGCTCTACTACGGCATCCCCTGTATCAAACCTGAGTGTTAAGTTTTGTCCTCCTCTACCCTGTCCCGGTAGTAGTGGTGCCGCTATATGGTCATAATCCCCCCTGATTTGCTCAAAAGTACCATCCTCTCGCGCTATCAACTCTTTCAACAAATAGCCAGAACTAGCCTCTGGAGTTTTTCCTTCTGCCAACAGACGGTCGATGATTTCTACGGCTCGGTAATCATCGATAATGGCTTCGGCAATTAGCTTGCCATCTTCTTTGCCAATATCTCCTAAAAGATGCCCAACCTTTAAGCCATCACGATTGAGATTGTAACGGCGACTCTTGGGATGATTGAGAATGATTGGCAAACCAGCAACTGAACGCACAGAATCATCGTTAAATAGTCCGTCTGAGGTGACGACTTCTACCCATTTTTGAGTATTACCACTCAAATTTTGGGAAAAATACGTCAAAGGATGACCCACTTCTCCCAGCGTAATATAAGTCCAGTATCTGCCATCGGGTTTCTTTTCCCACGGCAACGGGCTGTATTTGTCTAAGCGCAAGAGTTCCGTCATCTTTTTAAAATATCACAGCTGTATCGCTACTTCTACAAAATCTGCTGCTGTCACCGTCGCTAATTCTTCCCATTCATCGTCGGTAAGCAACTCGTCTGAATCAGTCCTAATCTCAGAGCGCATGATCTCACGTATACCCCCAAAAAACTCAGAGGGCATTATCGCTTTGTAAATCGCCTCAGCTTCCTCCTTTGAGTCCACACCGATAAAGAGTTTTTCCTCATCAAACTTCCCATCAATGTACTGCGAAATAGCAAATATCTTCGGTGAGTTCAACTTAGTCCCCACATACACATCCAGTGCCATGCCATCAGCACCTTTGGTTTTCTGAATATGCCCGTATCCCACGGGTAACATTTTGCCGTGGCGTAGTTGGAACGGAAGATACTGCAAACCAACCTTTAACCCGTTCCACTCAATGATCCGCTGCACTGGACTAGCATCATCTGTCCTTTCCATCTCCCCATCTCCCCGTCTCCCCGTCCCCGCGTCCCCCTGTCCCCGTTCAGACAACACATAATCTGGTGAGAATTGGGAACCTTCATATCCAGAGCGCACCTCTTCTGGAGTAATTGCTCCAATCTCAGTCAGCGTCTTACTTCTATCAGCTGCCAACTTTTCATATTCCATGCGCTCTGTATCTGTTAGCTGTAAATCGAAAGGAACTTTAATATCCCATGATTCGGGAATTTTTCCTTTTGATGGGGAATCTTTGGCATGAAAACTGTAGGTGAGCAGTTGCCGCAGATTGCTCACCCAGCCATAAGCATAGTCTTGCACCAAGATTGCCCACTCAGAGCGCATTGCCAATCCTTGATTATTGGTCAGTCCCTGGCTCCCTATTTCCCCAAACAGCTTAAATTTTGGAATGCCTGATGCTGCTGCCCATCTATTCTCTAGGCTTTCCATAATATCTTTAGCGCCACCGTAGGAACGAGTGACTGAGCCTGGTTCTTCATTCTCCAAATCGTAGTAAATACCTCGCACTACTGATTTACCCATATCCAGAGCCAGGGAACGGCTGATTATCTGCTGTTGCCCTTCGTTAGTTCCTTTCTGCTTATCTTGTAGCAAGATTTGCCCTAATCCTTTCATGCCCAAAGTGAACACATCATAGTCTGCAAGCATAGCAGAACCCGCCTTGATACCCTGGAGCCAATCTGTATAAGCATCATACATTGACTGGATTACACTCACGCCGTCGTCATTGAGTCCAGTTTTGAGGTAATTGCGGCGGCTATAGAGTCTATTTCCCCAAAATGGCAGAATGCGGGACTTGTGGATTTTTGCTCCATACTGTTGGTCTGACTCGTGAGAGTAAAGGCGGTAGTAATTGGGTTGACGTGTCCTATTTTTTCCCCAATCTGGATATAATTCCCAGCAGTCATAAACTTGCAACCACCTCACAGATTTAATATTATTTTTATCGACGGGTTCACTAAATTCTTTCCCGTCATCAATACCGATTACTATATAAGCCTTCCCAAATTGACGGGCTAGGATAGCCGCAATGGGAAAAGCAACATTAGCACCATAAATATCTGCTTCATCTTCTTCTTCAGTTTTATCCTCTCTGTTCCCTAGTTCTGAAAGGTATTCCATTATTAAATCAGGGAGATTGTCTCCTGATTTGTTGTTTGCGATCGCAAGATGGAACCAAGCTTTAGCAGCACATTCAGGGTATAAACAAACAGCTTTTCTGAGTAACTCATCCCGGTAAGGGAGAACTTCCAAAGATTGCCGACTTAAGCGAGATCTACTTGTATTAATTTGGACATTCTCTGTTTTGGAGCGGCTTGTACCAATCCCGGTGTAGGGGTTACTTAGGGCGGCAAAAGCTCCGAATAATGCTTGAGAATCAGTGCGTAGTTCGTTCATAGCTCATAGTACTCGTATTCCTCTTCATCTTCCTCATCATACTCACCACAATCTTCCTTTATTTGTCTTGAACATTCCTCACAATACCCCTCAAGATTTCCCCAAAATTTAGCAAACTCAAAACTTTCTATTCCAGCAAAAAAGCCTCCACATCCAAAACAAAAGCCTTTCTCTTTAGCGTGTTCTCGGCATAAAAGACCTACGAATAATTCTTTACTCTGAGTTTCACCGTCGTCAGGGTAGCAGCACTCTGTGACGTAAGTTTCGGTACATCCTTCAACCACACACCGTCGCGTCATATCACGTTCGCTCCCAATAGCCCTACGACAACATTACCTGTTTCCGCTTCACAACCACAGTTGAGCCGCTGCCGTAGGGCATCCACCCCCCAGCATTCATCAATTGTTAGTCCACAGTCTGCTGATGATTGTAGGGTAAGCAGTGAAGTGATTAGTGGGGTAAAGTCCTCTGGTTTCAGCCATTTTGCCCCGTCAGCTTCTATTAGCCCAGAACGAGAGACAGCCCCCCACAAGGGGAGGAAGTAGGCAGATACCAGGTAGGGGCGGTAGTTAGTAATGCCATTGGCATCAGTTCCCGCGCTAACTTCTAGTAAGGCAGTGATTTCAGCATCTTTGGTGGTGTCGGTTGCTTGAACACCGAGGTTAGATTTTGCGATCGCAAGGGCTGTGGTTAGGTCGGTGAACATTAGTCATCATCCCCTATAAAAATCGCTCTATAGCTTAGCCCTACGGCATCATAGGTTACTGCTTGGTTAGCCAGCATCCTAACTTCCTGTATCTTACGAAGCAAAGTTGTTAGTTCTGCTGGGTTACTTATTACCTCGGCTAATTCCACTGCAAATCTGATTGAAGCTTCGTTTATTGCGTCGTGCTTAGACTGGCGCTCAGCATCTACAGGAGGATGATATTTGAACAATTCTTCGATCGACGACTTGTTAATTGTCATAACTTCACATCTTCTATTTCTACTATTACCACTCTACGGACATAGCTTGAATTTAGGCTTTCCAGGCGACATCACTTATGTGATTTTACTAAGTTTGTAAACTACCCGCCGCTATATTCAAAGAATATAGCGGGGGCTTTATCCCACTACCTCAAGTAAGTAGTAGCGGGCTAATCAGTGCCAACTGCCTAGCTTCCTCAATGTAGGCAAAAGCTACAGCCCATGCCATCACGCTGTCATCATGCCCGGTAATCGCTTCCCTGGTTTTTTTACTGAAGCTTCTGAGTTCATCAATCCCATCCCAATCAGCAGGGAACTGGATTAGACCTTCTTCAAGTGCGATCGCAATCCTGTCAGTATTGATAACCTTACCAACCTTGGTAGTGTTGACCGCTTCAATCCGAACACCAGGGAAATGTTCAATAAGACGCTCTTGAACAGTGCGACCACCTCCGTTCACTTCGACACTGACCAAAACTGGTTTGTACTTTTCCACCAACTTACTGCACTGGTTAATTGAAGAAGTAATTGAGGTATCGCTCTGTTTATATTCTGCAACCAGTTGGTAAGGAATATCAGAAATATTCCACACCTGGCAGCTGAAATTATCGTCACCACCAAAGTTAGGGTCAATGCCGAATAGGTAAGACTTGGCAAACACAGGATCAGACCATTCCCCGTGAGCGCTTGCGGTTATAGCCTCTGCCTTAAATAGCCGTGATTCAGACTTTTTGACCCGCCAGTTACCATCAAGAAGTCTAGCTCGTTCTACTACGTCCTGGGCTTCTAGGTTGGCTAGGTAATGGGGGTCTTTTTCTAAGAGTGCGGGATTATCGGTGAGCTTGGCTGAGATGAAGGTGAAAGATTTAGGGTTACTGTTGGGGTATTGCGATCGCAAATCTTGGGCTGTATCTGCCCAAATTACCTCATCTGATTTGACAATAAACCAACGTAGCACCCCAGATCGCTCAGGGTAGGGGTACCCTCGGGGATTTATCCACCAATCAATCAGTTCTGCTAACCAAGATTCAGCATCTGGGTTACAGGTAGCCCTGAGTTGAGGTTTGATACCATGAGTAGACCTCATCCTGGTCATCAAGTAGAAGAATTGCTTTTTGCTAAAGTGGGTCACCTCGTCGTAAGCAATCCGAGAAACTTGTGCGCCTTGCCAGTTGTAAATATTTTTCTCATGCTGAAGGTGAGCAAATCTGACACTAGCACCCGTGGGAAATGTCCACCTCAACCATTTCTGATTAGAAGTCGCACCGAGGGAGGGATACCAAATGCCAGCTTCATCCCATAATCCTCCCTCGTTGGTAATTTCTGGAGAAGTCCTTCTGAAAATTACGCCGCCATAGTGGGGATTCTCCAATAACTCTGGTTTAGCAAAGTCAAGAAGTAATGCCAGGGTTTTTCCGCTGCCAGCACTACCACCATAAATAGCAATGTCAGCATTACTATCCAGAAACTCCTGCTGCTTGGGTTGAGGTAATGGGAGTCCTTGGTCATCAGTTGGCTTCGGGGCTAGGAGAGAGTTTAGCCTGATTCGTGCTGCCATTTTGGGGGTTAATGACGGGGATCTCTCCATCTGCTACTACCCTATATCCGTGCCTTTCAATAAATGCGATCGCAGCATTAATATCATCCTCAATCGGTCGTGGTATCACCCTCTCTATTGCCCATTTTGGAGCAGGGCGGTGTTCTGTATGCTCGTCTGTGAAAGATTCTTCTTGGAACCATACCAGTTTAGGCGGTTCTCCGTTTTTACCGGGTACATAATGGTTTAGCCGCCTATTTCTGGTTGTAGTCCATTTAATAGGCTGTCCATGCTCCAATGCTTCTGTTAACTTCTGGAGGGCTAGACCTTTCTGATAAGCCGGACAACGTTTCCTGAATTCCTCTCTAGCGCGTCCAACTGCTTCAGCAAAATCAGGATGGCGTTTTATCCAAGCATAAAAAGTATCATGGCTTATCCCTCCTGCTCTCCAGCCAACCTCATCCCCTCCCTCAGTTGCGATCGCTTCACAAATAATTTGAACAATTTCTTGGTTGTAACGCGATTTTCTGGGCATATCAATAAACAATTCCTCCCTCAACCATAACGGATTGAGGGAGGATGGGGAAGGAAAAATTAGTTGAGAGCTGCTACATCCTCGGTGGATGAAGTTGCGTATCAGGAGAAAAAAGAGGTGGGCTTTGCTTGTTGTTCTGTAAAGCAGCAAGGCGTTGCTCAATGCGATCGCGCACCTCAATCAGCTGCTGGGCATTCATCTGGTCAATGTTGGAGAGGAAGCCAATCACATAATCAACAATCTCAACAGTAGGCTTAATCCATAAGCACTCCATCGCATCCTTACCACTGGTGGCTCTAGTGATCGTTTCTTTTCGATGCCACCCTTTTAGGAGAGAAGAGTATTTACAATTTGGGTATCCGCTAATAATAGCCTTACCCTTAATTGACCCTAAAAGTTCAATTAGCAAGAAGTGTTGCTCAATTGAAAATTCATATTCATACGGCGCGTGAGAATTCCGAGTTTCCTGCAGGTAAGGAGGGTCGCAGTAGAAAAGGGTGTCAGGACTATCGAACCGCTTGATAATTTCCAAAGCGTCCAGATGGTAGATTTTGACATTCTTAATTCTATTGGCGATCGCAATAAGATGCGCATGGTCGTTATTTTCTGGCTTACCCAATCCCTTGGAGGTATAGCCAGATGCCCAACCTGTACCACCCCCCATGTAAGAAATGCGACATTGGATGTAGAACTTAATTGCTGATTCTAGGAGGTTGGCAGGCGGTTGCTTAGCCCACTCTACAGTTTCCTCGTTGAAAGTGAGCGCTTCAATTTGAGAAATCAGTTCTCCTGAATTATCCTTGAGTTGCCGCCAAAAGTTAACGGCTTCTGGATGGATATCGTTGTAGACTTCGATTTCTGACGAGGGTTTCTGAATCCCTACACTATACATTCCCCCAAACGGCTCAACATAAATCTTGTGTTCTGGGAAGTGAGAGGCAATCCATTTCCCAAGCCTCCACTTTCCCCCATACCAACGGTTAGCTGGTCGGTTGACTTTAAGAACATCCCCATTGCCATTGCCATTGCCATTGTCATTGTGGGAAGAATAGATTGGTAGCGTCTGTTTTTGAAGTGCTGTTGGTAACTCTGGATTTTTCTCATTCTCCCAACTATTCCCAATATTCTCAACCTGCATCGT